CAGTATCAAATCGCGACAGATGGCATCGTGTACATCAGACTCCGTCATGCTCTGCGCGTAGATTTTAAGCGCACCGATGCGTTCACTGACCAACATGTCAAGGTGGTCAAAATCAAGACGCTTCACCGTTTCAATGTTTTTGTATTCGTCGCTCATTTCCCGCACTCCTTCATAGCCGCGTCAATTGCGGCGTCTAAGTCGTTTTCATCAATCCACTTCGTTTCTGAATCTGGAAAGTTTAGTCCAGCAGACAATTCATATCTCCACGCCCGCAAGCGGCGATACCGCCCGGCATCCAGTTCTGCCGTTTCCAGCCGTACGGTCAGTGCGGCAAGTTGAGTTTTTAAGGATTCCTTGACTACTGGTTCCGCGGCGAGTTCGCGTAGCGCATCGTCAACAACGCGCCTATCCCCGTCACTCCCCGTAATGCAGCATTTTCCTTCCGGGTCACACAAAACTGCTTTAAGGTCTTCAATTGGCGTACTCATTTCCCGCACTCCTTTTTCATCGCCCGAATCGCTGCGGCGCAGTCAAAACAATCTTTATAGGTGTATTTTGACAGCTCATCAGTGACCTGTATTTCATCGCTCGGCTGTTCGCACACCTTCGCCGCTTCCTCCAACGCATCCTCCCTAGCCTTGTCGCGCTGCGCTTGTGCATCTTCCGCAACTTTGCGGTTAGCGCAAGCGAGGTCTTGCCAGTAAGTAATTTTGCGCTGCCAGTAATCGGCCACCTTGCGATTAGCTATAGCGAGGTCTTGCCAGCAAGTAATTTTGCGTTGCCAGTAATCGGAGGGCAGCTTTACTTGACCACACGCTTCGCAATGCCGGGCTGTCGTTTCGTCAGTCATTTCATCTCATCCCGATATTGCTGCATCGTCGCGGCTACGTTGGTATTGCTTGAACCTGTCGGCACCCACGCGCAGCCATCCAACAGATACTTTCCACGGCTACGCAGGTAGGCTATTGCCAGCTTGAGCTTTGCTTTGTATTCGTCGGTCATGTCCGGTTCTCCATGTATTTGTTGTAAGCCAGCGCCAGTTCCAGGTCCGCGGCTTTCCATGCCTTTGCCGCGGCCCCGGTGCGCGTGTCTAAATAACGTGCGCGTGCGTTCATAAACTTTACGAGAACAACGCGAAACTGTGCTTGCGTCATTTTTTCTTTCGGTTTGTCCGTTGCTTTGAGGCGTTCTTCTTTGCGGTTGGCCATGTAATCCTCGCGTTCGTTGTATTCGCGTTCTGATAAATCAAATGCGTTGCGGCTCATTTTGCGGCTCCGTCTTGAGTTTTATGGAAATAGTTGCACTTATCCGTTTTGCAAAAATAATAGACTCCAATGCCGCCACCGGCTAGGCCGTAACCCATGTCGAGCGTGTCGTTGCCGCACAGCGGGCAGTTGTCGCTGTCCTGCCCCTCCGGTAAATCTTTTTTCATTTTGCGGCTCCTTTTTTGGCACGTTTAGATGCGGCGGCTTTTTCCCACGGCAGATCGTCGATCATGTCGGAAAACGGGTCGGCTGCCGGGGCTTTTATGGCACAGTCAAACTCTGTTTTGATGGCGGTCAGCCCGGCGTCACCCAGCATGGTTTTGTCTGCCAGGTTGGTTATGTCCTGCGAGGTATAAACCGGCTGCTGGAACTCCGCGCCGGTCAGTTTGTTTTTGTATGTCAGCAGGTTGTTTGCGCTGGCGTCCATCAGCTCTGCAAACCGCCCCAGCAGAGTCGGAATGTGCCGGTGCTCTCCGCAGCCGTCGCGCTGGGCGGCTACGTCCATATCAGGGCGACCCTGCGCGCAGCTCCAGCGGCCGTCCCCATCCATCTCCGGCGTGCTGTGGGCGCATGTCCGGCAGCTCACGGCCGGCGCCTCTGTTTCATAACATTGCGATTTAAACCGGCAGAATTTGCAGGTAAACCCGGCTGCGCTGTCAGCAATTGTGACTGCGGGTTCAGGGCTTGTGATAATGCGCTCGGCACGCTGGAGCGCCCGGTCGAATGCGTCTTGGTCGAATTCGATGCGCTCGGCGTGGATCTCGTCGGTGTCCTTGTTGACCATCAGATACATGGCACGCGTTAGGCCAGCCCAGCCCATGTATACTTGCATTTGCACGTAATGCTGCGGTTTGGACTCCTTTACGCCTTTTTTGACCATCGTTGCAAACGACTTGGCATTTGCGGTCTTGAATTCCAGCAAATGCGGCGTCTTGGGCGCCTCCGGCAAGCCCATCCCAACGCCATCCAGACTGCCGGCAAAGTGACCGCCAATGGCCTTATAACGCCACTGGCCACCGTCTGCGTCCTTATCCCATACGTCCACCCCTATGGCACGCAAGTCGGCCACAAGGCGCGGCTCTTGGTGGTTGCCTGAGTCAAACAAGCGCAACATCCTGCCGTCAAAGTTAGCCGGCTTTGCCCAGCGGAAACTAAGCCACAGGTATCTGTCGCACTCGTGGCCGATCTCGCTGGCGCCGAGATGCGGGCGCCCCTGCCGGTCGGCGCTGGTTTCGTAGTGCCGGAATATTGCGGATCTGGTGCTGTTCTGCGGTTCTGGTATCTCTGCCATGATTCCTCCGTAATTATTTAATTGTTTTTATAATTTTTAACAAGTTTTTAATAATTGAATTTTGCCATAACAATTGAATCTCAATTTCACCAAGACAATAAAAATCAATACCATGTAATTCTTTTTTATATTTACTTTTAATATTATTTAAACCATTAATGCAAAAACTTTGATCTTCTTTGTATTCTTTTATTTCTTTTTTAATTTCTTCTAGCGTAAGTGAATTTTCATTTTCCCAAAGCATTTCATTAAAACTTTTGCGTTTCATGATTCCTCCGTAACGCCGGGGCGTTGCCGCCCCAGCGGGTTATCTACTTACGTGCTGACCACGGCGCGGCGCCTGCCACCTTGCCAGTGGCAAAGCCTGCCGGTGCTGCCGGTTTCGGTTTCGCAGCCGGCGCACCGTCGCACTTGCTGTAACCTTTAATCCTGTTTGTCATCTGGCCGCTTTGCGGGTTCATCTCCTGGCCAACATCGACCGTCAGCGGCTTGTTGTGCAGTTCGCCAGAATCCCACTCGTCACCGCAGAACACATCCACGCAATGGCAGATCGCCGAAAGTTCGCGCTGGGCGATGCTGACCGCGGTAGCGTTCGGGTTGATGAGATTCAAACGCGTCCAGAGTTTCCGGCCGACGTGCTTGCTGTCGCCGATGACTTCCATCGTCAACTGCAAATACTCGCCGGTGCCGGCTTTCGTGTCTTTCATTTCGCTGTCGGTAATGATCACTTCATACCGACCGGCAGGGAGCGCGTCAAAAGACTGCTGCGGCTCGACGTTTGCTGCGTTGAAATTGATTGTGGCCATGCTATTTTCCTTTAGATTGTTTGGGTTCTTCGGTGGTCGTCATTGCATCTGCCAGTTGTGACCAATCAAGCGGCAGTGAATCGGGCAAGCTGTAGCGGTTCTTGGCAAGGTAGGCCGGCTTCTCGCTGGTGTAAAGCAGGCGTTCTCCGGTCGAGATGCCGCGGCTGACTTTGTTGTTAAAACCCACATCGCTGGATTTGACGATGGTCTTGTAATTTGTAAAAAATACACAATCCGACCATTCCTGAACAAGCGCCGATGACCGGGCTTGCAGCTTGGGCTGGTAGCGTTCAAACGGCTCAACTTCTGGCGAGTCAAACCGCTTGATTTCGCAGTGCGCCAGCAGGATAGACGCCATGCCTTTGGCGCGCAAAGCGTTCAGATCCTCCAGCACCTTGCGCCAGAGGTCGGCGGCGATCACCGCACCTTTGCCGTATGCAAGGTCTTTAGCCTCATACTGGCCGTTGATCTGCTCCCATATCAGGTTATCCAGCCAATCAAGAGAATCAATCACAACCGTCTGGAAGTCGTGATCTCCCTTAAGCGCCGTCAGTGCCTCCTGCACATCCTTGTAGGACTTGGCGACCGGAAAGTGATCCACCTCCAGTCTGCCCAGCCCATCCTCGGTCAAGATGAAGATCGGGCTGGGGGCGCTGGCGCCAAACGTGGTCTTGCCCAGCCCATGAGGGCCGTAGACCATAATGCGTGGCGGAGCCAGTGTGGTGTTGCGGGAAATTGCCTGTAGATTAATTGCCATAAATCCTCCGATTAAAAGCTAAAAAGTAATACGATGAAAATCCAACCTGCCGCGAGTGTTGCGATGGCGCACGCGGCCGCGCCTGTGATTTCTAGGAAGTTCATTCTTCGCTTGCGTCTGCGATTTCTTGCGCAAGTTCTTCTACGATGTCGGTGTCGATATAGTGCTTTTTCAGCATTTCCTGCACTTGATCGTAAAGGCGACTGATGCGTGTTTGCACTGTCTCTTTGTCGCTGCTCAAAACGGCTACAACGAGCTCAAAAGCATAGCTGGTGTCCAAGTTCTCCGACACGAACTCGTAGAGATCCACTCGAGCCCGGCCACGACGCGGGAAGCGGCCATAGTCCATTACTTCATCAACGATGTCGGTAAGCGCGTCGGCGCGGTCGCGCTCGGTGACTGTTGCTTGTTTGCGGTTCAGGGGGTAGCAGCGGGGGCAGTCCTCGCTCCCGCATGCGCAGCGTTCGGGGGCGCTCATGCTGCCACCGCCATCTCAACAACAGGTTGCACTGAAAACTGCGAGGTAAATTTCGACACCGCAATGTCGCGCTGAACGGTGGTCAGACTCAAACGCGGTTTTGCCGCGTTGCCGTAATTTGCATATTTAGATACTGCAATCAAAAACCAGTCCGAAGATCCACGTTCGATCGTGTAATCATTAATGATGCGGCTGTATTTGTAGGCGCTCGGCACGTTGCCGCCGGACATGCCCGACGCGGTTGCGCCGGAACGATCTTTTTTTGCAATCTCGAATTTCTCAAGCTGCAATTCGCTTGATGCGGCAAGATCGAAAATGTGTTTGTGAAAAGCCGTGTGCGAGTACGACTTGCCATTGATTTTGTCTAGCAGTGCGTTGATTGCCACTCTGTTTGCTTCTACGATTTTGATCTTCATTTGTATTTCCTTTTGGTTGGTGAGTTGGTGGGTTGAGTGCGCCCCCGAAGGGCGCGGCGGTTGTTAAGCTGCGAATTTATTTTCCCAGGCTATATCGTCGGCCTGACCATACTGTTGATACGCTTTTGAACCGTAAACCGGACGATCTTCGCGCCAAAACTGAGTGTCGATAACGCCAGCGGCTTTGATACGGAGCAACAACTTACGGGCGGTTGTATAAGCCTCGTTGCGCGTATCCTCAAAATGCACTTCGCCTTCTTCGTTATCAAATGATTTTTTGGCGCCGTTGAATGCGCCGATGCGATAACGGTTGCCGTCTGTATCTTCGGCGCAAATGTAATAAAACTCTGCAATGTATTCGTCACCGTCAACAGTAAAACCGGCTGAGTAAAGATCGGAAGCGACTTCAATATTAAGCTCGTAGGTTGCGATTTTCATTTTGTTTCCTTTGTGTCGGTCGGTTGGTCGGTTGTTTTGCTGCACCTGCTGAAACGGATAATATTCCGGTGTTTACGCCGTGTCAACAACAATATTCAAATTATTTGTGGTATTGTGCGGTTCTTGTCTTTTGGTCAACAGAGGGATGTTATGTATATTATGGTCAAAGAGGCCGCAACCAGGCTAAATGTCAGTCGACAGTGGGTCAATACGCTGATTAATCAAGGGAAAGTGACAACTAAGATGGTGGTCGGCCGGCGCGTGATTGTTGCGGATCGCCTGTTCCTGGCGCTGGAACGAGGGCGCCGGAAGGCGGGGAAATGAATTACTTGTCAGTCTGTTCTGGAATAGAGGCGGCTACAGTCGGCTGGCATTCGTTAGGCTGGCAACCTGTTGCATTTTCTGAGATTGAGCCGTTCCCCTGCGCCGCGTTGGCGCACCACTACCCAGACGTTCCGAACTGGGGCGACATGACCAAATTTAAGGAGTGGCCTGATGCAGCTATCGATGTTCTCGTCGGCGGAACCCCCTGTCAGTCCTTCAGCGTCGCAGGACTCAGAAAAGGACTGGACGATCCGCGTGGCAACCTCATGCTTACGTATCTTGCCATTGCTGCAAAGTATCGGCCCAAGTGGGTGGTTTGGGAGAACGTCCCCGGCGTGTTATCCAGTAACGGAGGAAACGATTTTGCCTCCCTCCTTCAAGGGCTGGGGGAACTCGGGTATGGGTTCGCCTACCGAATTCTTGACGCTCAGCACTTTGGAGTTCCA